TCACAAGCTTTTTATGTTTGCTGTGGCCCGTTTAAATTTTACGAGAATCGTTTAAGGGTTTTGAAAACAGACCATGACAGCCTAAATGGATTAAATCGGCTTAGAAGGGATTTGTGGCGGTTTAGATTGCCGCGTCGCTGTTGCTCCTCGCAATGACGAGACAGATTGCTTCGCTTTGCTCGCAATGACATGGAAACTAATTGGCGCACTGATAGCGAGTGCGCCCTACATTGAGCGTCTTACATGAATGCTTGTTCGAGATGGTCTTGTAGGATATCGACTATCATGTCGTCGTCATCTTCTCCCATGCCTAAAAAGGGGCGTTCTGGGATACCGCGTTCATCATCACCGAATTGCATTGATGCGCCTTGAATGCGATTGGTTCCTAGCTCTATGCCTTGGTCGTCTGCGTTATAGGCGAGTGTGTCACGCATAAAGCCTTCTAGCACTAGGACTTTGTCGGCGTTCTTTTTCTTTCTGGCTTGGTATTTTGGGTTGAGTGGCTCCCAGTCTTCGCCTTGTGGGTCGACTTGTTCTTCAAAGCGTTGCCGGGTGCTATTGAGCATACCTTCGCCGATATCGGTAAAGGGGCCAGACATGTCGACGCCAGCTTGCATGAGTTCATGCAGCTTTTGTGCAACGGTTTCTGATATGTTTTGTTCAATTGTGATTGATACGCCTGCCATTTTTCACCTATAATCAAGTTTCGGTTGATGTGTTGGTATGTACACCTATAGCACTAAAACCCGCCAGCTTAGTGCATTAAGTGCGGCCCCATTCATTCATTTTCCCCATATACCAATAGTCCGGCGCGTTGCCCGTTGATGTAATTGCGTTTTGATGTCGGGATAAATGTCCAACTTTCTAAGAAGCCTTTTCGTACATTGGCGATAGCCAGCAGATAACGGCCTTTGCCTAAGTCATACGCTTTTACAATGCGCGACCGTATTACGACTTTGCCTGTGCCTTTGTGTTGCTGGAATGAGAGCCAGACTTCATACGGGTTGCTTAATAAGTCATCTAATAACGGTATGTATTCAGCACGGGCTGGGTCGATATGGTTGGCTAGGGTTTTGCTATTGAGCATGAAGGAGAGGCCGCCGGGTTGATACAGTTTTTCATCACCATATTGTTTTTGCAGCTGCTGTAAAACTTCTTGTTGTGTGTTGAGGCGGCTACCGAGTTCAACAGGTGCTGAGGCTAATGGGATTTGTTTTGGTCTGCCTGCTTCAGCCCAACCTTGTGGTGTGAGGGTATTCCATTGGCCTTTGGTTTGTTGCCATTGCTGCATCACGTCGTCTGATAAGGTTTGGCCCCATGCGGCTTTGCCGGGGTTGTAAGCAAAGCCGGGGTCGATGCCTTTTGGCACGGTTACTGTGCGTGGGCTTGGGCCACGGATGCCAATGGTTTTTTCTTCAAATTCTATTGCGGGAGCTTCACCAAGCTTGATGCCTTTGCGTTCTAACTCTCGCTTGCTGTGTGTTGTGATATAGCATTTACAGCCCCAGCCATTTTGTGGGTAGTAATAGTCCCAGTATGGATCATCAGCATGTAGCGTTAAGCCGTCTATTGCTACATGTTCCGGGCGTGGGTGCTCAACGGCGTCATTATGGTGATATGTCCAATAAGGTCGTGTTGCTTTGACCTTTTGCATTTGAGCATAGCGGCCTGTGTTGTGGGCTTGATAGAGATTGGTTTCATAGATAACCCGGCTACGCCAGTTTCGTGATCCGTTATAACCCCAGCCATGTTTGGCCACGATGGTGTCGAAGTCTTTGCGAAAGTCTTCTAGGCTCATACCTTGGGCAATGACCTTGTCTACTGTGTTTCTGAAGTCGGTCAAGATATCTTCTTTCATGGCCCCGGCCACGACAAAGGCGCGAGCGTGTTGACCTTGATAGATATCTGTCCAAGACGACGTCGGTAGGTTGAGCTTGTCGCGGAAGGCTTCTATTGATTTTTCAAAGGGGAGTGAGCCGTAGTTAATGGGCATTTAAAGTCCTTTTAAGAATGCGGCCTAACTTCAGAATATATACTGGCTCTTTTGGTGCACCCCAAAGATAGGTACCGATTCCGCCTTTTTGGATTTCCTTTAGTTCTACCAATAGGCGCGGGGCATCTTTGGCATATCCATTACGAAATTCAATCGCATCATAATGTTTGCTTAGGCGTGTATCCCAGTATGGTTTTATCTCGCGGTATTCTTCTCGTTTTGCACCGCAAGCAATCATGTCAAACCATTTCTTTTTTAGGGTTAGGTGAAGTATTTTCATTTCGGTTTGTTGGGTTGCAAGCTAACCCAACCTACGATTGATTTAGACGTCATTCGCATTTCTTACCATTGCTTGATAGAACCGCGCACCACCAACCATCCAAACAACGGCAAGACCACCTTGTGGTTCCCAGCCTTCGGCCATAAGTTTTTTAACTCCTGTAGATAGCACTAGTGAACTGTCCGCTGCTATTACTTTATAATCTGTCATTTTCTTGTACCTCATAGCGGCCTGCGAGTTCTGATAGGGCTAGACCTAGTTGCATGACGTCGACTAATTCGTCGGGGTCTAGGAAGTTGAAGGCTTCGACTAGTCTGTCTTGAAATTCTTCTAGCGTTTTTACTTCGTTTAATAGCTGTTTAATGCGGTCATAAAGTTGGTCTATCACTGGTTGGGTTAGGCCGCCGAGTTGGTCGGTTGCGCCGTCTAGTTCTGTATTATCATCACCGGCTTTTGCTGCTGCTAAAGCCGCTTTGTTTGGTTCTGGTTGGTTGTTTGGTTTTGGTTCTACGCGTTCGTAGCCTTCGCCATAGACTTCTGCGACTTTTTCTTCTGTGAGTCGGTAGCCCATATCAAATAGGGTTTTGTCTCGGTCTGCACGTTCGTTGAGTTCTTCGTCTTCGTCGGTAATGAATTTAAAACGCGGTGCGCGTAGCGGATCTGCACCCGGTTTGTTGATCGCTATCATTGGCCAGATTAGGTCGCGGGTAAGCGTTCCGGCAAATTGTCGGGCATCACTCGCTAGTAAGTCTTTGCGAATTTCGTTATGTACATCCCCTAGATTTGAACCAAGCCCGGTGTTTTCGGCTGTGCTGGTGAGGGTGCCACCTAGGATGGCTTTTGATTGCACGGACTCGCACCAGTGCAACATAAACTGATATGGGTCGCTTTGACCTTTGGCGGCTTCTACAAATTCGATTGCCATGCCTTCGGGCATGATGCCTGCTGCATTGTGACCGATACCCACCACCGCATTCATTAGGGTGCGCTTTTCAGTATCACTGGCCCCAGCTGGATAGGTACCTAGTCGCATTGGGATGCCGTAGATTTCTAAAAACTCGGCTAAGTCTCGCAATGCATACATTTTGAACAGGTATGGCCAGACTAGCGTTCTATGCAGGCCACCACGGGCCACATAGCCTGATTTTGATTTGTGTACGTGGGTTAACCAGCCAAACGGCCAAAGCTCTTCGCCTTTGCCGTTTTCACTGCGTAGTAAGATTTTGTTGCGGTCATCTTCGTCAATGGTGAAATAGCGGTAGGGCTGGTGCTCTAGTTTGGGTAGTTTTAATTTACCAATATCTTGCCAGTTTAACGCAAGGTTTGAGAAGCCTTTACCAATCGCATCCCCCATATCGAACAGGTGGTCTTCGAAGTCTTCCATATCTTCGATCCATTCCTTGACTTCTTCGACTTGTGATTCTTCTTGTGTGGTGGCGTTTCTTGGTGGTTTCAGATCCCATGCTAAATCCAATATCGCACGTTTGCGTTTGCTTAGGTCGGCCTGAAGGTGGGCATCTTTTTCTTCCATATCTTCAAACAGGTCGGCTTGGTCGATGATGTTTCCATGCTCGGCTGTTTGCAGTATGTTTGTCAGCTTGCGCGGTGTTAGGCCACTGCTTGGGTGGTTTTCAAATTCTTTAGCAATAAAGCCTAAGCGCGATGTTTGTTCTTCGCTTAGGGCTTCGCGTACTTGGATTGGTTTGCCATTGGCATCTACTATTTTGCTTGTTCTTACTTGTTGCATATTAGTATGCTCCGCCTTTACTCATTAGGCTGCTGTAGTCGTTGTCGGGGTCGTCTTTGTCTTGTTTGCTGGGTGCGGGTGTCCATTCAATAGCTGATGCTAGGTCAAAGCTGGCTGCATAGGCCATGACTAGACTGATTGCCGCATCACCGTGGCGGGTTTTGGCGTCGTTGGTTTTGCCATCTGGCAGTTTGGGTATGCCTTTAATGACTTGTATAGCCCCGATATCGTCTGCCACGTCTGCATCGCGTGGTATGGCGATGGTGTCGTCTTCAAATGCGGCCTTGAATTTGGGCATGTTTTCTAGGTACCAGCTTTGCGAGAGCATCACTTCTTCGACACGATTGACGCCATAAGCATATTTAGCTTGTTCTGCTAGGTATTGACCGTTGCCTCTGGCATCCAGCTTGGCAGCGCTAAAGCGTGGCAGTTGGTCACAGATATATTTCAGCACTTGTTCTTGCTGTTTGAATGGTACGTTGTGAAGTTCGACCATAAACGGCACAACACGCTTTAGGGTTTGGGTGATGGTCATCACGGTCATGACGGTTAAGTCTCCCGTGCGGCCAAAGTCTTCACCGAATACGTGTCTTAAATTCGGGTTTAACTGGTCTAAAAGCGGTTTTAAATGCTGTTCACACCATGCTTTTATTTCGGCTTCGCGTTGGTGTTCTGGCCATAGGTTAAATGCTGCGGTGCCTGAATAACGCAATACAGGTGCATCGACCATACGTGATTCACGTAAGGCACGACTGATGTAGGTACCACCACCTTGTTTTGGAATACAAAAATATTCTTCTTCAGCATCTTCTGGGCTGGCTGTGTTCTTGAGTAAGCCTGCTTTCCAGTCGTCTTCAGCTTGTTGCGACCACTCTTGTTTGGTGATTTGGCAAATGCGCTTAAATAAGCCCATTTCGCAAGCATCATCTAGTGTTACTCGGTGGACGCTGTAGTCTTTTTTCCCGGCGCGACTGTCTTCAATCAATTCATTGAATAGGTTTTCAACACCATTATGAGTTGAAATAATGCGTACCTTTGCACCCCACATGGTGAGGGCTAATGCTGCTTTTAATACTTCGTCTAGGTGGTCGTGGAATGCGGCTTCGTCTATGGTGACGTTACCTTGGCGACCACGCATGTTTTTTGGGTTGGAGCTTAACGCCTGAATTTTAAAGCCACTGGCAAACTTAATGACAAAGGTGAGAATGTCTTTGCCTTCATCTTCTATGACTTCTTGCTCTATGACAGATGCGGCTTTATCAAATGCCTTGGCCCACATTGCACAAGCTTCGATAAATTCCACCGCCATGTCTTTACCTGAGCCGATATAAAAGTGGTTGGTACCGCCTGCGGCTTTTTCTTTGGATGCTTCTAATACGGCGTCTGCTGCTTCAGCCCATGTTAGCCCGGTTCGGCGTGATTTTTCGGCAATCTTTAATGGGCTGTCATCTTCCATCCAGTTTTTCTGGTATGGCAGTAGCACCTCATTCGGGTCATACTTTAGATGACGTTTTAGCGGCATTCCCATTGTTAGTTAAGCCCTAAAATATGGTTTTTAATCGTGTCGATTGCGTCTTGAGTTAAGCCTTGATTTTCCATTGATTGAGCTGCAACTTCAGCTGCTTGGGCTGCCATTTCTTTACGAATTTGTTTCTCGCGTTCTTCATTCATATTGGCTGCTGATTCTAGGCGTTGTACAGCTAAGGCTAAGGCTGCTAGTTGTTTCGGGGCTACGGGTTCGTCGTCTTCTGACATGTGCATGGCAGTATCAAATGCCATTGTGCGAATGATTTCGTTGATTAGCTTGCCGACTTGACCTTGTGGTGCTGCACCTAGTTTGCCGATCCACATTTGAGCCATTTCGCGTGATTGTTGTAGCTTGCTGCCGACTTCTTCCATTTTGATGGCGTAGCGATTCACGCCCGATTTGCTGACAGGTTCTTCGCCCATTGCTAGCAGTATTTCGTTGATTTGGGCTGTGGCATCTAGCTGGCTAACGCGTGGATCACGTAATAGCGCTTGCAGCTGCTCTAGCACTTCTGGTGGCATTTGTTCTATTTTTGATGGACGAGCCATTAGAGAAACTCACTTAGTCCGAACATACACATAACACCAGCGGTAAAACCAATACCAACCAGCATCGAATACCAAAAAATAGTCAGTGCTTCATCAAACGTTTTCTTAAACGCTTTTAATGTGCATTTAATTAAAATCATGGTCTTAGCCTTGCAATGCCATCAACACGGCCACGCCCCTTGGCGATATCTTGGCCCCGTCGGGTTAGTTTTGCGACCAACATATCGCCAAGGGTGTCACCAAGATCATCAATTTCTAATAACCCCTGTTCTTGTAGCCAGCGTAGTTCGGTGCGTACTCTGTCGATGGTGAAGTTGTGACCTAGACGCTCTAGGCCCATTTGGATGATGTTTTCGTTATGCGAGTAGTCGGCATCTTGCTCTAACATTTGCAAGATATCGCGACGCGATTCTTCGGTAACGATTTGGTTTAGGCTAGGCATTATTTACCCTCTGATATTAAATGCTGGTTAATCATTGATAATTGATTGGTCATGGCTTTGATGGCACCGGCCATTTCACTCACATCTGCACTCATGCCGTTTATGCGTTCATAGAGTCGGCCTAAATCTTCGTGGCTTGGCATGGCTCGCATATCTGCTTCAACCACTAATAGACGGTTATTTATAGCTATCATTTCGCTTGTAAGCACTTCTATTTCTGCTTTGTTGACGCGAGATTTTTTATCTATCCAGTTGTAGATAAGGCTGGCTACCAAACAGATAGATAGAAACACGTCAAACCAGAATTTCATTGCGTCATAATCTAATTCCATTAGCGGTTGTCCTTTTGTTCTTTGATTTGTTTGCAGTCGACACAGCGTACTGATTCGGGTCTGGCTTCTAGTCTCTCTTGTGGTATTTCCATACCGCAGTCTAGGCAGTAGCGGATGCCGTTTTCTTCGTCGGGCTGTTCTGTTTCAATGCCGCTATTTAAAGCGGCTTTGATGGCGAATTGGCGTTGTTGGCGCTCTTGCTGTTCGGCGCGGTCTAGGTCGTCCATGTTTATTGCCTTATTTCTTGTATTCTTTCATGACTTTTTCAGCACTACGGCCTAGGACGTAACCACCTAAACCCACTTTGACGATATCTAATAGTGCGATGACTTGTTCTGGTGGCAGGTTGGGTGCGGTATATCCCAACCAGTGGGCAACGATTAACCCAACAAAGGTCAGCATGGCGATAGGTCGCCAGCTGCGTTGTAGCCAGCTTTCGCCTTGGGCTTCAGCAATAATGACGGCTGCTTGTTGCTCTAAGGCTTTGTCGTCTGCATTGATAAGGGCTGCTGTAATCTCAAATTTGAGTTTTTCTGCCATGCCTGCGTCGGGTGCAATTTTATCGACGACATTATTCACAACATCTGTAATGGGTTTGATTAGCTTGTTGAACATCATCAATCCTCTGGGTAGTAGGTTTTTAGGATGAATTGCTGCAAGTTAAATAGACGACGTAACCAGCCCATAATGAAGCGTTCTTGGGTCGGTTTATTGGTGCATAGGTCGTGATAAAAATCAGCACGATAGGCCAAGGCTTCTACCAGCTTGTTTTTGGTGAATTCTTCGTTTTTGCTGAATTGGTTGATGGCTTTAATGGTGCGTGGGCCAATGTAACCGTCTGGCGTGACATTGAAGGTGTGTTGTAGAAACTTAACGGCGGTTTTGGGGTTGTGATTGACGACGCTATCAAATAAAAATGCTGCAAACATGGGTGGTAGTTCACCGCATTTGTAGGGTTGCCAGTAATCACGGTAGTAGATAGCAATAGCATCTTCTAAGCTTAGGTGTTTGATGTCTAGCTCTGGATATTGGCGTTTGCTGATGCCGTGGTTGGTTTCGCCGCCTGCGTCTGCTGGGTCAAAGACGTATCCGCCTTCTAGTTGCAGGGTATGCTGAACCGCTTCGATAAAGTCGTGTGTGTA